TCCCGCGCGATCACCCGCGTATTAGAGATAGGCGGGAGCCTCCTAACGTAATTGCAATACGCATTGGCGTTTGCATTTGGTTGCAATAGTAATATCACTTGCGCTTAGTGTTATTGCGTTGTTGTTTAGTGTTAGAAGCAGCAATTGCCTTTTGCTCTTCTTGTCGCTTTAGCAGTTTCGCGCTGACCTCATCAAGACGCTGTTGTATTGCTAAGTCTTGGCCTCTTTGGAGGACTGCTTTGATGCGGTCGTGAGCGCACCGAAGGAATTGGCAGAGGTCTTTGATGCTCATGCCGTTCTGTCGGAGCTGGTATGCCTTCAAGCAATCGTAATTGCCCACAAACTTTGACGGGTTTGGCTTAGGCTTCGGCGCTTGGACTTTGTGTGGATAGGAGATCCAGCCGCGAGCCAGCGCGTTTGTGATGATGTTGGGCGCTTCGTTTAGGAGAGAGATCCGGCGTTGAACCTCAAACGGATCAAGCTTCTGGATCTCTCCTTCGGCAACCTTCTTACAGAGATAAGCGTTACGTCCACCCATAGTATCAGAACGGGATGTCATCGTCTGGGAGGTTGTCGAGTGGCACAGACTTCTTGGGCTGTTGTTCCTGTTTGGATTCCATCTCAACGTAATTGCCGAGTATTGGTCCACGCTTGCCTTCTTGTCTGGCTTGTTTGGAGATTGATTGAACAATCATTCCATCATTGCCGTACTGATCGCGTCCGGTCTTGTTGGGGATGAGCGCAATGTCTAAGTATGTTCCGGCTTTGCCTTTGAAGAGAAACGCTTTGTCGATTTTGGTGCAGTCAATCTTTCCGATGGTCATGGTCTTGAATGGATGGTCGTCTGGGAAAACCTAACGTTGGGTTTCTGGGGTTGCAAACAAATTGTTTACGGGTCGATGGATGCGTCAGAAAACCGGCAGAACCCGCCGTCGTACCAGAGCTTCACGATGCCGCACTCGCCGTCTCGTTGCTTTGCGATGATGATTGAAGCTTCGCCTTTCGGCTCTCTACGATCTCGATCCAACAGCATTACGCAGTCAGCATCCCGCTCCAGTTGTCCGCTATCGGCTAAGTCGCTCAATCGCGGTGATCGCCCCTTCTCCTTTTCGTTCTCGCGGTTCAACTGAGCCAAACACAACATTGCCACTCCGGTCTGCACGGCAATGTCTTTCAATTTTCCAGAGACCTCCGCGACCTCATAAGTCCTTTTTTCGGCTTTGTCTGCTGCTTTGACCTTCTGGATGTAGTCCACGATGACCAGCCGGACACCGTGCTTCCTGACCGCTCGACGGACGTTTGCAGTAATGGATGCAATGCTTTGAGAACTTGAGCCATCTAAGAACCACAACGGAGCCGCCGAGATCTTGCCGGTTGCCGCAGACATCGAGCGCATATCGGCTTCGGTAAGGTTGCCGCTCTTCAAGTTCTGCATCGAGACGCTTCCAATGGATGCAACAGAGCGTCGGAAGATTGCCTCCTTTGACATCTCCAAAGAAATGAAGAGTGTTGGAACTTTGGCTTTTACCGCTGCGGCTTCTGCGATGGCTATGGCAATGGCTGTCTTACCCACAGATGGACGAGCCGCAATCAAAGCCATCTCTCGGAACTGTAGACCGTCAGTCATTTTGTCCAACCAATGAAAACCGGTCGTGACCCCGCTCAATGTACCTTTGCGAGAGAAACGCTCCTGCATTTGGTCAACGAATGATCCTGCAACCTGCTTTGACGTTGAGAGTGTCTCACGGGATAGCTCAATGCTGAGGCTGGCTTCGGCATTGGCGACGATTTGATCTGGCGGGAGGGTCAGGACAGCGGACTCGCGGATCAAACGGTCTCCTGCGGCTCGTAGCTGGCGACGGTGAGCAGCCTCAATGACTCCCTTAGCGTAGCTCGGAAGGTTGGCTGGTGATGGGCAGGCTTCCATGGCGCGGTTCCAGTCCTCAAATGGAATTGGCTGGCTACCGTTGAGCTTCTTCCACTCCTTCCCAAGTTCTTGGATGGTAGGAGTGCGGTTCTGTGCGACCAGCGATCTAATCGTCTCGTATGTATCGCGGAGCGAATCGGTCTCGATCCATTCGCTTTTGACTTCAGCAAATGCATCGGAACAAGCGTCAATTGATCCGGTGAGACAAGCTCCGATCAGACCAAATTCATCCTCTTGAGCAAAGAAAGGGTCGTTCACAGCGAATCCCTCCAGTCGATTTGCTTCTTGGCTCCAGATTGGATTGGGAGTGATTGCTGCGATTCGTCATCACCGGACTTGCAACGATCAATCTCGGTATTCCAATTGTTTAGAAGTGTGAGAATATCCTTTCTGCGATACTTGTTCTTAGACTCATAGCGAGCATCCAGAAGTTGAAGGTCTGATTCTGGCGTGTTTAGCTTTACCACCATCTTGAGAGCTTTTAGCTCCTTCTCAGACCATTCGGTGTTTCCTCTACGAGAGAACCATTTGTTTATCCGCGAGCGCAGCGAGTCGGATTCAGGGTCTTCGATTTTGGCTGGCTCGCAAGAAGAGTTTATCTTCTCTATCTTCTCTTCTCTATCGGTTACCCCGTGGGTTACCTGTGGGATAACCTCTGGGTTATCCCGTGGGTTATCCCGTGGGTTATCCCGTGGGTTATCCCGTGGGTTAGCTCTGGGTTTCTTTGGTCTTCCTCCAAGCGATCCGTTTGACCAAGACGCGATTAGGCTGGCGTTTACCTCATCCCATTGATGGGCGACGAAAAACCCGTCTTCGACTCTTCCAAATGTCTGCATCATTGCCGACCAGAATACATTTGCATCTCCAGTCCATTTGCAAACGGCAGAGAGGATTTCCGGGGTCCATTCTTGGAATCTATTTGTCTTCCGAGTTTGGCAATGTGACCAAAGCCGCAAGACATGAATCGGCGCTGTCTCAGTATCTAGAAGCCGAACGAGAAGTCTTGTTTTCCAATGATCTAAGAAGTCGGTTTCAACTATCATGTTACAAACAGAAACCCCACCCAATCTGTGGTAGGAACTCCCGCACAAGCAACGGGACGCACACAGAAAGGGTGGGGATAAATTGGTTGAACATGGCTTGTGGTATGGTTTGTCAACGCTCGCTTCCTACGGCTTGCGCTGACTGCCTGTTCTTAGCTCGGCGGCGGTGTCGGATCAAGCGCGAACTTCTCATGGAATTCGGCTTTTGGTCTGACGTACAGGTACTGGTCCTTCCGGTAGATCACCGCAAGCCGCTTGGTCTCCGCAATTCGGAGTTGGGCTTCTGCGACGAACTCGACGACGATTGATGGATTGGCTTTGGATCGGAACTTCATTTTGTCTTCCGGATCTTGTGTTTCCGGACATTCCAGATCCAACAAATTGAGACTCCGTACTTCTCGGAAAGCTCCTTATCGGACCACCAATGCTTTTCTTTGCGGACCTTCTGGACGGTAGCCCATGGGATATGGTGTCCTTTCGGTCTGCCGATCTTCTTTGGATTGAGTGTGCGGACCTGCGGTGTTGGCTTGAGCCCGAGAAGTCGCTGGATTGACTCCTTTGTTATTCCGATTCGTTGTAATATGCTCATGCAATAGCTCTGGATGGAATGTTACTATGTGGAAATCAAGAACGTGTCTGAGATATGCTCCCCAAGATTTGAAACCGAGTTTTCTTGCCTGTTGTTGTAGTGCTGTAAGTACTGTGTAATCTAGCTCAAAGGACGTATTGGCATTTCGTCTGTCACTATCCAGTCGAAGTTGTTCTGCCATGAATCATTCAGTTGGTTGTATGTATTGTCTTTGATCTTCCAAGTGGAAGGGTCTCGTTTGGATTTTGTGTGTCGGCATACGATGGTTGCTCCGATGCTTCGGATAGGTGCATTCCGGAGGTGGTGGTCCGGCGGTAGTTCGTGAAGCTTCACAGCTCCTCCTCCTCCTGCCATTGCTCCATGTGTTCCGGTCGTGTGGTTTCCAGCCCCAGCCGGATCAGGTATTGGATGCGGGCGTCGAGCTTCTTGAGCTTCTGCCTGAGGTATTCGTTGCAGGCTTTCAGTTCCATCACCTCTTGCTCCAGTTTGGAGGGATGGG